CTCCAGTCCCTGCGTTGTTAATACTTAGCTTAGTCCCAACATTGAGGTCGATTAGCGCGTCGAACATCGCAGCGCCTGACCCGGCCCCGTCGCTATATACGGCCTTTACATCCCCGTTTCGTATAACGATTTCTGCTCCAGACCCCTGCTTAATTGACAGTTTATGCCCACCCGAAGTGGCGTTTTCTATGATCCAGAGCTTAGATACCGTGTTAGGCAGTAAGGAAACGGTACAGGTAGAATCCAGAGTCCCAGTGTATTTGACATACATAGAGCGCCCTGGGTCAGTAGCCCCATCAGCAATAGTGGTTGAGTGCGTATCCGCATTGGTGGTTATGGCCTCTGTGCCGTAACTAAACGCTTCCCCGATCAACTCAAGATTGGTGTTGGTGACAACGCCCCAATTACCGGACTCGTCTCCAGTCCCCATTTCATTTAGTCGTAAGTCATTAACGTATGTACTTGCCATATTTATACCCTATGCCACCTCTTCCCAGGTGACGGTTTGTGAGTCATCTATATCAGACCACCCTGGAGTCTGGGAGTCATCCACAGAACTCCAAGTAACAGACTGCGAATCGTCCACCGCAGACCAACCGGGGGTCTGAGAATCATCAATGCTGCCCCATCCAGGTGTCTGCGAATCATCTATATTCCCCCAAACTAGTACACTCTCTGTACTAGCAACGGCCTCAATCCCATCAGGGGTTATTGTAGCGTCCCCTGAAGTAGTAACGTCCCCTACCGCGCTAGTGCCAGCGACCCCCGTAGCGTCTACGGTAATCCCCAGCCGGACAGTGACGGAACCTACGGCGCTAGTTCCAGCTATTCCCGTAACTGTAACGCCAGCAGCGCCCGTTACGGTGACTGACCCAAGCCCGCTAGTCCCCGCTGCGCCTGTAACAGATACTGAAACTCCAGTACCTGCGGTTATTGTTACTGAGCTAATTGCAGAAGTTCCTGCAACCCCAGAAACAGTAACACTAGCGCCACCCGAAACAGTTACAGAGCCTACTGCCGAAGTGCCCGCAGAACCCGTAGCACTTACGGTTGCACCGCCTGTAGCCGTTACCGAGCCAACGGCAGAAGTCCCGGCCACCCCCGTAGCACTTACGGTGACCCCAACTCCCTCAACAATCGAAACAGAGCCAACCGCGCTGGTCCCTGCTACTCCAGTGACACTTACGGAGACAGCCGTTCCACCCCACGGCCCACTACCCCAAGTATCACGGCCCCATCCGGTAGCCATCTCTTACTAAGCGATCCTTATAATCGCATTACTCGCATCTGCTGCTGGGAACGTAATCGTAAAGTCTCCCGCAGTCGAAGTCTTATCGGAGCTAAAATTAAGTACTAAAACAGCCCTATTTGCCGATCCTGCCGTAGTGGAACTGTTGTATATCAGCGCTCCTCTAGCTGTAATCGTAGAACTACTCCAAGTGCTATCCGCAAAATCAGTCAACGCCGTAGTCGATGAAGTTGTCGGAGTAACATTTGTAAGTGAGTTTCCACCAGCAGAGTAGTTCGTCCCAGATACCTCATTACTCGTAGAATACGCCGTAGTGGAAGCCCCCAAACTCGCGGAGGACGTAAACAGCGCAATCTTAAAGGTATTGCCTGATCCTGTGCTTGTAGAAGTACCGCCCCCAGAACCGCTTGTAAAATTGTGTATCCCTTGCAGTAATTCCTGCTTAAAGGAAGTACACAACGCTTGTGATATTGCCATTTATATATCCTCTAACACCCTCGCTACATGAGCGAAGCCTTCTCGTTGCAGTTTTGATTTAATTGTCGTCCTCTCACTAGCAGCTACTTTCTGAAAATAATCCATCAAAAGAGCTTTAATTCCCGCTTTGTAGGCCAGAGCTTGCTCACGAATAGGCATCGGAGCATCCATAGATACCCCCACTATACGGTTAACCGCTGCTTCCGCCCATTCTTCAGCGTTCATACCCCTATGACTTGTAGTAATCACCGTAGGGGAACTCACAGATGTTTCTAAATTAAACAACGGCTCTCCTTCTCTGCCCTGAACGGAAAGTATCATCCAGGTTCTTAAATTCAGCTAAATCCTTGAGCAATAGCATAGCGGTATCATACCGCTTCTGATATTCCTGCATCATATCCGGCTCTCCCTTCATAAAGGTGTAAGCCTCTAAAATGCCCCCATACAAGAGCGCAGAACTGTAGTTATCTCCTAACCACGTAGTTCCGCTAGATGCAGCAGTTATAGACTCTGGATAGTAGTAATAATGAAGCTCCATCGTATACCCAGAATCAGGCGTTGGACCCAGTATCAAAGTGGTGTCGTCAAAAAGACCATAGTACTTAGGCAACCCTTTATCGGAAGCTACGGCTGGAAACGCCTCACGGATAAAATTCACATCCTTATTGAGTAAGTAGTTGTAATTACTACTAGAATCCAAAACAGCCAAAGAAAAGGTATCCAGCCAATCAGTAGGGAGCGTTAAATACTGGTTCCCAGAAGTGAGCGTGCCCGTCACGTTCTTACGCAGGTAGGCGATTTGAACAGAATTGTAGATTCGCTCCTCGGCTTGTGTGATGAACACATCCAAATCTGTGGAGTCAAATTCGTTCTCCACGTACGACTGGATCGCGGTTTTTAACTGCGAATAGTTCATAGTTAGTTCGAGTTCTTACTGAACCCAGTCCCCTTTGTAGCTGCACCCTTACCCGTCATTTGCTTAGTCTGGGTATTAGGGATGTTATTCGGGTACCCAAATCCAATGTCTTTTGGAAGTGGTACGTTCTTAGGTTGCCCTTTGCTATATCCTTCTTTACTTGGCATATCTAACTCCTTATGAAGTCGTAACTGTTACATCTCCTACAGATCCTACGGCCTTTAAAGCATTGGGCGTAAGACCATCATTATCTACCATACCTACGGGGTTCCACCCCCACTCGATAATCCGGCTACCTCCACCGATAGTCCCTGTGTCTGTCAAACCAGAAGCAGTATAAGAAGTGTCGGGGCGGGGGTTCTCTATAGCTTGCGGGTCCGACACCGGGTATAACCCAACAAAGTTTTGTGGGTGATCCGGCTCCCAGCATTCTGGGCATACCCACCAATTTGTACTCTCCCCGCGCTTAACTAGCTCCTTTAACTTCTTCTTTTTGTACTGCCACCCACACCGATCACACTCAGCAATGGCTAGTCTATCAGACGCATACTTAGCCATATCAATTCACATGGTACACGCGGGGCTTCATATACATGGACGTTTTATCCCGGTCTTCATCCGAAGCAAGCGTCCAAGCCTCGTCGTACATCGCTTTAAGCGTAGGTATGCGTTCCACAGATTGAGGTATCTTCAGGCATAAGTGATACGCTAACCCCGCGACTAAAGCAGGAAGGAACCTAAATGGAACGTCCATCGTGTTCACCCCGTTCCCCGCATCCAAGATCCTCGCCAATCTCCAGTACACCAACGTATATGTTTCGACACTATCAGGAACGGGCCATAAAGTAGCCGTAGGATACTGCACTACTGCAGAAGAGTTCGTAGCTCCACTATTACGGTCCACATAGACAAGCGTAGGCTTACCCGTAGCGTTTTTATTAGGTATCGCTGCATAATCAGACACAGAGATACGAGACAAATATTGATCGTTTTGTGTCGTACCAGACCCTGTGCGTATGACTTGCTCTATAAGATCTACCGTAGTTATAGGTAGATCATACGAAGCCGTATCTGCCGTAAGAGTCTGAGTACCCTGCTCAATCGTCCATAGGTTAATGCCACGATTGGCCCACTCTGCAAACAATAGATTCAAAGACCGCCTAGCAGTCTTTAAGTCATATCCAGAACGAAGTTCTGATCCTGCCCGCTCAAACGCCTCTTCTACAATCTCATTGAGATCGAGATCAAAGGTCGCTGTAGAGGAAGTAGCCATGTGTCCTCCTCAACCACTTACGCATGGAATACGGTCATACTTGTGAAGGTAGCTGTTGTGTACTGGATGTACCCCCCAGAAGGAAATACCACCCCTTCTTCGGGTATAGTCACATCCCTTGTAACTGTAGCCGAAGCCACAGTCCCTAACTTCATCAAAGTGGTTCCCGTAGGCGACGTAGTAGTAAACGATATAGTCCCAGCAGTCCCTGAATTAACAATATACGCGCCTTTAAGTCGCATACGCCCAGCATAGATAGCGTCTGCAACCGAAGCATTTACTCCCGCTGAGACGTTACCTGCACTAGCTCCATCAGTCGCTATCTGGCTTACCGTTTTAAAATACTTCGACCCTGTTGCCGTACCTGCGTTAGCCCCTGTTATCTCTTCAGTCTGGGCATCTCCATTCACATCAGTACCTGTGACTGTGAACGTATCACCAGAATCATCCCCAGCACTTAGGATAGTGACGATTCTTCCAGCATTGAAGGTACAAGAGCCCCCGCTAGCGAGGGCTCCACCGATAGTTAAATTCCCAGCACCACTTAACGTGGCTGCTGTCGAGATACCATCAGCATCAAGAGCTACGGAATCAGCAGTTATAAATACTGACGTAACATCTGATAGTCCCATTATTCACCTCAACAATACTTAGTTTAATCGTTCCTATGCTACCTGGACATACTCAATGATAAAGGTAAAGGAACCTGCCGTAGTTGCATCTACAGTATTGGTGATATTGCAGTATATGGTTCTCTCAGCCGATGCGTACTGAACAGAAGCGGGTGCAGTCGTAGCGTCCTGCGTCTGTAGCACCAGATCTGTTACGGTTACGTTACCCACAACCACCGTAGTACCACCATCAAGAATCTCGTCGGTCTGAGCAGCAACAATCTGTGCGCCGGAACTAGTCGTTCCAACTTCGTACCCAATGTCTCCAGTACCAATTACAGGAGCGGTAACACAAAAGATCTTGATATTAGTAATAATAGTGTTCGCAGGTTGGGTGAACTCGCCAATAGCGGGGCTATCCCCAGCCGTACTGTTTACTGTGACACCCGTCGCAAACCCAACGTGCTTGATGTACTTGTTAGTGACGATACCTGTAGACGCAATCGAAGAAGTTTCGGTAACAGCCCCAGTTCCTGAAGCAACATTGATAACCTTAAACCCGTTTTCAGATCGAACCGGGCCGTTAAAAGTAGAATTAGCCATAATAAGTCTCCTGTCTCGGCTAGTGTCTGCCCGTTAGGACAGTCAGGAAATAGTATAAAAGAAGGGGGGCCTAAAGCCCCCCTAGCTTATTTAGTCAGCCCCTGGGCTTCCGTAAATCCCTAAAGGATCACTTACGCCGAAGCTGTATCGCTCACGCGCCTTGTACCGGGCGTTCCCAGTATCGAAGTCACCGTCCATGCTCGTAGTCATAGGAGTACGAACAAAGTGCTTCAATCCATTTGGAACGTCCGTGGTAAGGAACCAAGCATCAGTATCGGTCAGGAAGTGGTTTACGGAGTAACCTCCGGGTACCGCGCCCGTTGACCTAACTGCGTTGATGTCGTTGTCTGAAGTTCCAGACCGAAGCTCTGACTTTAACAACCTTTCTGCAACGAATTGCAAATCGGAAGGAATAATCAGTTTATTCGGCTTGGCTGCAATCAACAACCCACGCTCATCCGTCCAGTCACCCAACTGAATGATTCCGGCTTCCAAGGAAGTCTCATTCAAGTCGGCTGCTGTAGTAGGACGGTTAGAGTTGGTTCCACCCGAAACTAGCGGGTGATCTGTGGCGCATAGCACTTTGCCATCGCCGTATGTGTAGCTTGAATTAAATGCCCGAGCCAAAATGTTCGAGCCTTTAACCTGCTTCGTATAAGCCATAGCGCGAGCTAGTGCTTTGGTGTAGCGGGCAGATAGAGAGTCATAGAGGTTATCCTCCATAGCTTCTTCCGTAACCGCAAATCCCATTGCAACCGTCTCATGGTTATATCGAGCCGTCCACACCTCTTGTGCGTCATCATATTGGATCGCAGAACCCTCGTTCTTCACCGGAGCCGATGAGAACCCTGAGAGCTTCGCTTCCTCTTCAAACGCACGTTCAGATGATTCAGTCTCAAATATTTCCTTATGCTCTTCGCCATACTTATTGTACTCAAGTCCAAAAAGGGCATTGAGTCCAGGGAGCAGTTCTTTAAGTAGTTGTGCCCTACTGATAGCCATTACTCAATCCCCCTTATACGCCTGTAGTATTATCGTATACGTGACCAGCGTTCCACTTGCAGATAACTTCGGTGTAACCACCGGAGCTATTTACAGTTTCTGGAACAAGTCCAATAACACGTATAGGCAATGTGTTAGTAGTTGT